CGCCGGTAGGATTTGTTTTTTTTTTGTAAATAAAATTGATTTTTACTGGGACACTCTCTCAGATAAAACGCACTTCGCACTTCGCACTTAATCGTGAATGGCACACGCCGAACAACAATAGTCAACCAATTCGGACTTCTTGCGTCCTGCCACCTTGTATTTTTGTTCCCCCTGTTTCTTCGGCAACTTCTTAATAATGTCTTTAAGATGCTTTTTGCTTAACTTGCGGACATGTCCTTTACCTATTAGGGTATCGGCAGGTATGCGGTCAATGGCATCGGGTGAGTGCTCTGTGAGAGGATTGAACGATGTGGATGGTATGGTGAATATCTCGCTTATCGACTTACCAGGTAAGAGGATGCTGACGGGGTCTTTGTCTGTGCGAAATGTTGTTTCATTTGGTTTGACTGCGTCTTTCTCGTATAAGGCGGGTTTATTATATGTGATGGTTTCCTTGGAATCCGTGCCTACGTCTGACGCCAGTTTTGAACCCAATGAGTGCCCCAGCGTGGTGACATTCTTTGCTCCGTATTTTTCTTCTGCTTGTTTTTGTATTTTCTCGGCATGCTTGTACCGCTTGGTATCTTTAAGGTCAGACCCCAATACATATTTGAGGTCGTTGCCCCAGTCGTGGATCCCCTTTGAACCACGGTGGACGACTACTACTTCGTCGGTGCCTTTCTTCTTATAGACCTGCACACGCTGACCGCTTAACTTCGGGTCTATTTCATATCCATCGTAAGAGGAGATTTCGGGGTCGTAGGATTTATTAAGTAGTCCCTTAATGTCCCCAGCGGGCATCGCCCCTCCCTTCTTTTTTGGTGGATTAATATCGCACAGGTCTTCGATGGTGAATGTAATGGTCATATACTATAGACGTCTATTTTAATGTTGATTAAAACCCTAAATAAATCGTCGTGGTAGACTGGGGGTTGTGTCGGCAAAGTGAGAGGGCATTAGACCACCGCTGTACCCGGCACCAGTTGCGGTAGCACTAACACCTTGTCTTGCTCTCTGGATAGACATATCAACCTCCTCGAGGAACTTCAGGAGTGCTGGTTCCCATCTTTCCGTTAATCGTGATATACCATTCCAGAGTTCTAAAAAGGCAACTCGTCCTTCATTCGGTAATTGTTGAGTTAAGAACCGGTTCACTCTTCTTGTGATACGAGTGAGTTCTCTTACACTTTTGAGGCACCCCTTTATATCCGAAGCAATCGTATCAACTTCAATCCTGGATAATTTGTTTGTTAGATCGTAGTTCGCAGAAGCGAGGATACCTTGTCCCTTTTTAATAAGACTAACCATTGAACTTGAGTTTGGTGATAAATCGGCAACCGCATCTCTCGGTTTTTGTATTCCTGATGTATCATTACCGACCATTTCATCCACTGCTCTTATTCCGGCAACCGTATAAAATGAGATGGTCGCAACGACCTCGGCAGTTAATGTGTCTAAACTACTCATCACCTCTGCCAACCCACCCACCCTTGATGGTGATGATGTTTGAGGAGCGACAACCGCAGATGTAGGTACAATTTCGCCGATTTTATTTGCCTCCTTCTGTCGTCGCACCACTTCTTTTTTAATCGCCAACTCTGGATTGAGAGCGGAGTTTTTGCTATCTTTAAAACTGGGCATTTATACTATTAATAGATATTTTAATAAAGACCGTGTGCCTTAACATACTTGGATGCCTCTATCATTTTCAGTCCCTTTTCTTTCATCACCTTTTTAACAATTTCGGCACGGGCACTGCGACCACCTTTACCTGCACCCGAGGCAGATGCGATGAGTGCCTTGGTGCCTTGCTTAAGACCCTCTTTGAGGAGTTCCTTGCCCACTTGCTTTACGATGGGATTCTTAACAATCTTCTTGCCGACCTTGCCGACATCCTTAAAGAACTTGCCGACGGAATATTTACCGCCTTTTGTTTCCTCAATGACTTCTGCTAAATCGGTTCCCTTCTTCTTACGAGGGGCACGCTTCTTCTTACCAGCACCCGAGGCATACTCGATGAGTGCCTTGGTGCCCTGTTTGACGCCCTCTTTTAATAACTCCTTGCCGACTGCTTGGACTTCCTTATTCTTGGCGATTGCTTTAAGACCACTGAGGGTGTGCTTGCCGACCACCTTGGCACCGTGCCCCAGATCTCTAAAGAACTTCTTGGCGGTGTATTTGCCTCCGACAGCACCATCAACGCCGGCGAGGGCACCTCCACTGTGTACATCCATACCAGCGGGTAATGATAAAGGGGGGTAGGCAACCGAGTTGCCTGGGGGGTTATACATCATCGGGGATGAACCGCCACCTACTAGGTCACCGTGATAAGAACCCATACGCATTCCCATTGGGGTAGGTGTCCTTGCGGGATATGATTTTGCCTCCTGCTTTTCATCCATCTCTCTCAATAACGCAACTAAACGTTGGTTGTACGGAGCGTCATATGTAATGTTTGCTTGGACCATTTATAATATTAAAGAACATTTTAATATTAGAAACTATTGAATAAAACTGCTAAAAAATCATATCAGCGATTTAACACATCTTTCTAAGACGACCACCACTTTGGACTCCGCCACTTGGGACTCCACCAGACATGCTAGCAGGTCGCATTCTACGGGCATACCCGAACCTTCTCATCGCAGAGAGAGGAGTGTTGAGCATATGACCGCCAATCATACGGGCACACTCGGCAGAGTGCATCGCATCTGCTTGACCACCCGACTTGGAAGACAATACCATCTCCTTGGTGAGGATACCGGTGTAGACAGCAGACACACCTTGCTGGGTGCTAAAGATACCACTATTGACGGTGATAATGATAATCTCGGGGTTCATTGTCGCCAACTGGTTAAAGACACCGATCTGTGCCTGGAAGTTATAGTTTCCTAAAGAACCGCAACTGATGTAATCGGGCAACGACAAATCGTAGGCAGGATTAATCACCAACAAAGCACCCGTGGTAGGGACGAGGACACCATTGACGGCAGTGGCGACTGCTTTACTTTCTAAACCACTAAACTCCGCCCAGGACTGGGTACTACCGTTTCTAGCGGACATCTTCCACAGATCGTAGGCAGAAGCAGACGACAAAAGACCAGACTGGTTATTCAAGTTGATGCTGATTCCAGTGATGGCGAGGAAACCAGCGGGGTCGAAGATGGTTTGCTGGGACATCGGTTTGCGGACATTGATAATAAACAAATCGGGGATTTGATTGATTTGGAGATTGCTTGTGGTTAAGGTCGCCTTGGTGAGGGACTGGACTTGGGGGTTATTCGCACTAGCAGTGAGGTATCTGGGGAAGTCCATATACGGCACGATGTTCTTGGTCTGGATAAGGTCAGAGGGTTGGGTGCTGAGGAACTTAAACAACAAAGCGGGGGCAGATGTGCTAAATGACTCTAAAGCATTACCAGCGGGGAAGGTAGCGGTGAATACCGATTGACCAGAGATGGGGTCACCAAGGGCGATTGACTGACCAGCACCCGTTCGGATGTAATTGGTGTATCCTGACCCGGTAAGCATTGCAGAGACGAGGCGACTAGCGGTAGCATCAATATTGAAAGTGAATGCCATATTGTTAATGCCTAAAAATCCCTGTTGGTTATACTCGGGGTTGCCGTAGATGAAAGGCGACAAGAAGATGGGTTCAGACACCACGGTTGAGAGGACAACGGCAATAACATCACCAGGGGTAGCAGTACCGACGGGGGCGACGCCTGCTTGGAGGACACCGTTGATGTACCATCTCGCAACAGTGAGAGGGAAGGCACCACGGGGAACCTGGTCGACATCGTAAGAAGCATTTCCGTATCCTGCTACAGGGTTGTTGTTGGTTCCGTAGGCATCGGAATAAACACCGTACGCCTGATCGGGCAACGATGGGGTGGTGGAGTTCCATCTGTATAACTCTCTGCTGTCGTTCATTCTCATTATAGAGGGCAAGACATCCTTCATATTGATGGAGCAGGTGGTGTTGTTAATCTGGACAGTGGCAGTGGTCAGGAGTTCGTTAAAAGGAAACGCCTGAAGTGATAGACCAGTTCCGATGGAGAAAGGAGCAGTTCCAGCGGGGACACCAGTGGCATACACCGTAAATGTTAGACCCGTGTTGACGAGGACATCTCTTCCTATAACGACGTTCTCGGAGGGAACCTGCACGTTAAAAATAAGGGCAGAGTTGGAAGACGAAGTGGAAGGGAAACGCTGGTAGGTACACTGGGACGCTCCTGACTTGACGGCAAAGTCGATGTCGGAGGTAATATCGCCGATGACGGAATCTTTGACTAGTACAGTTTTGAAGTCGGACATTTTATAAAATAGGATAATACTTTATTTTATAAAACTTCTGCTAATTAATTCTTAAACGGTCCTGCTCCGGCACTCCCTTTTTTAATAAAGGCAATCTTGATAGTGACCGATCCGCCACTCTGGAGTCTAAATGGGATAAGTTGTCCTGTTCGCAATCTATAAAATATTTCTAAATCAATATTGAAGAGGGGGCGATTTCCGTAGAGGGTGACATACCGATACTGTGCCTGGGGTAAATATACGAGGTTGGGGCGGTAAGACCCCGTGTCCGAAGTGAGGTCCGTGATAATGTTGGAGATAGCGGAGTTGTTGCCCCCTAAACTTAATTGATTGCCGTTGTTATAGACCAACGGGGTACTGACTTGATTGGGATTGATGGGCAGGGTATTGGAGATAAAAACCAGCGACTGGATGGGTGTCCACGCCGAGGTCGTGCTACATTCCTGGTAAAGACAAATTGCCGTCCATACTGGGTCGCCGTTGGACGGGGTAATTACCTGTAAATTGGTGCTTCCCTTGTTAAATGGTATCAATTGGAAGTTGCGACCTTGGATATTCAAAGGGGTCAGTTCATATCCTAAATACCTTGAGGGGAAGGACTCGAACAACGAGAATAGAGGAGCGTTCATGTAAATATTGATGGGGACAATACCACTACCTGGGTTCTGGTCGTATCCTGCTACATCTGCAAATAAAGTGCCCGATGACGACGTGGTGTCCCAGTCAATATAGGGCGGGTAATCGGACGGCAAAGCACCTCCAGCAGTCGTGACCTGTGATAATAAATCAGCGTAGGCATCCTCAAACGCCTTGCCCACTACTGCTAAAAAATAGGTGTAAGAGTAGCAGTTATAGTATCCAGTGTCGTTGATTTGCGTCCCTGTCTGTGACTGATTTGGGGGCACTGGTGGGGGTGCAGATAGGTCTTGGGGCACCCATTCTAAAAACTGCTGTGATACGTAGGTGGTTCCGCTAAATAGGTAGGACAAGGTGACTGAATAAATAGTTAGATTGCGGTCACCCTGGTTTGGTTGGATTGATGGGATGAAGACTGGTATTGTCCCTGTGTCTACTGTAAATCGCAGAATAGACAGGTAATAATCCTCCGGCACACTTACGAACGGCATTGTTCGCTGTTCGTTGTAGTAGAAGATAGGAGGGTTCGTCGTGGTGCTCTGGAAGTTGGTCACCGTGACATCGAAATAAACCTGATCTGGATTGGAATCATTCTTAACAACGTTGAACTGAGACATATTTATATAATGCCTATATAAATATATTGTCGGATTTTTATATTCGGTGCGATAGTGCGAAGTGCGTTTT